GCGAGCTCGAGACCGCTCCGAAGCACCGCACCCGCATCGAGTGGTACACCGGCATGTGCGTCGAGAACCCCTACGCGGCCACGCGTCTGACCTCCATCTCCAACGCCGCGATCGTGGCCTAAGGATTCACGCACATGACCCAGCGCCGCTCCTATACCCTCGACGCCGAACTGATCATGAAGGACGCCGGCCTGGTCGCGGCTGACGCCGCGGCCACGGTCGGCGGCTCCGCCAAGACCCTGAACGTCGGCGAGGCTGCCTTCAAGGGCGTGCTCGTGGTCGACGTGACCGCCATCGAGATCGCGTCCAACGACGAACTCTACCGCATCATCGTGCAGGGTTCGACGACCTCGAACTTCGCGGCAACCGAGATCCTCGCGCACCTCGCGCTGGGCGCTACCGAAGTTCGCCCCGGCGGCGCCATCGACAGCACCACCGGCCGCTACGAACTCTGGTTCAACAACTGCCAGGACGACGTGACCTACCCGTACATTCGGGTCTACACGGACGTCTCGGGCACGATCGCGACCGGCATCAACTACTCGGCCTTCATCGGCCGCGACTTCCTCACGCACGCCTAGTCCGCGCCTCCCCGCTTGCGTGCATGAGTAACGCCCCCGACCTCGAAAGTCGGGGGCGTTCGTGCGTTGAGGGGTAGGACGGCGAGAGAGACGGTGTCCGCATGTCGAACTACGCCGCCCCCATTGAAGTCGTCCAGGCCGCTCTGCATCGGCTTGGCGAAGAAACGATCACCAGTCTGACGGACGGCTCGGCCGCCGCGCTGATCGCTGCCTCGAACTACGAGGGGATCGTGCGGGCGGCGCTGACCAAGCACGCCTGGTCTTTCGCCACCTCGACCACGGGGCTGACGCTTCAGGAGACCGTAACGCTGGGGCCGTGGACGAAGGCGTATACCTTCGCGAATCCGGCGGTCATCAACCTGCGCTACGTCATGGACGCGGGCCGGCGCCTGCGCTCCGGCGAATATGAGGCGCAGGGCGGCCGGGTGCTGACTCGCGTGGCGCTGACCACGCCGCAGGCCGTGGTGACGACCCGCGCCGGCGAGGGCGAGTGGCCTGATGACTTTGCCGAGGCGATTGTCGTGCGCATGCAGGCCCTGTTCCTCGAGGGGCTGCTAGACCGTTGGCAGGACGCGCGCCTCAAGCAGCGCGACTCCGAGGCCGCCATGCTGGGCGCCATGCTGCGCGACAAGCGGCAGTCGCCGGGCGTTCAGGTCGAGCAGAACCCGCTGGCCGAAACCTGGCGGGGAGCGCGCTTTGGCGTGATGCGCTCGAGTGGCTAGGCGCTGGCAATTCACAAACGACCTTTCGGCTGGCGAGATCGCGCCGCAGTATCTGGTCAGGTCAGACGCCGCCGTGCGCAACCGGGCGGCGAAGCGTGCGCGGAATGTGCTGCTGTCGCCCGGCGGCGGCTATGCTCGACGCTGGGGCTCGCGATGGCTGGCGGATCTGCCGGGCGATGCCCGCATTGAGTCCATCGGCGTGGGCGCCGCCGACGCCAAGATCATCGTCTTCATCAACACGAAGTTTCGCGTCTACAATCTCGACGGCACGATGGCCCACGAGGTTACGGGATGCCCCTGGGTCACGGCGGACCTGCGCGAAATGCAGATTGCGGCCGAGAACGACCGCATCGTGGTGTGCTCTCAGGCGTTCTTTCCGCAGGTGCTGACCTTCAACGGCTCCGCGTGGTCAGTGGGCGCGTTCGCCTTCGCCGCCGGGGTCAACGGGTCCAGCAGCCGGCCCTACTACCGCTTCGCCGCGGATGGCGTCTCGCTGGCCCCGTCCGGGTATTCGGGCTCCGTCACACTGACGACGTCGGCCGCCTTCTTCGTGGCCAACCACGTCGGCGCCCGCATCCGCTACAGCGGCCAGGAGATCACGGTCACGGCCGTCACGAACGGCACGACTGCGACCGGAACTGTCGTAGGCACGCTCTACCCGACCATCACATGCACGGTCGGATCCACGACGGGCTTCTACGTCGGCCAGGTGGTCGAGGGGAAGGACACCGAGATTCGCGGCGTGGTGTCGGTCATCACCAATGCCACGACGATGAACGTCCAGTTGATCGAGGGCTACACCCCGTTCACTGCGACCGAGAAGCTGACGGGCCCGACCGCGCAGGCGACGCTCTCCGCCGTCACTACCGCCGGCACGCCCGCCGCCACGGTCGACTGGGACGAGCAGGTCATCTCGGCGGCGCGCGGCTATCCGGGGGCCTGCGCGCTTCACCGGACGCGACTTCTGCTGGGCCGCTTCCCTGCGGTCGAGAACCTGATGTGCGCCTCGACGGTGGGCGACGTGACGGACTTCAACGTCGGGACCGGCGCGGACTCGGACGCCATTGTCGAGACGCTGGGGCGCGACACGACGGTCAAGATCCGACACTTCGCGTCGACCGAGCAGCTTGTGATCTTCACGGAGGCCGGTCCGTTCTACGTGCCCGAACAGGTCACGGCTCCGCTGTCTCCGACGAACCTCGAACTGTTGCAGATCGGGCCGGAGTCGTCCGGGTCGCCGGTCCCACTTCTGGTCGCCGAGGGCTTCGTGTTCTCGGAGGACGGGTCCGGCCGGCTGATGGCCGTGGTCCCGACCGGCAACGTGCGCCGCTCGTGGGAGATTTCGGACCTGTCCGAACTGGCCTACCATCTGATGGGAACGCCGGTCGAGCTCGAGACCGTGCCCGCCTCAAGTCTGACCGACCGACTGGTCTGCCAGCTTCTGTCGGACGGCACGATGGCGGTCATGAACTACCGCCGCGGCGCCGAGAACACGGCCTGGTCGCTGTGGTCGACCAGCGGCGAATGGCGCTCGATCGCCGCCGCCGCCGGCAGCCTGTACGTCGTCTCCAAGCGGACGATCAACGGCACGGCCTCCTACTTCCTCGAGGTCTTCGACCGCACGGTTTATGGCGACGGCGTTCTCACTCTGGCCGGCGTCGGCACCGCTGCGACAAAGTACGCGCTGGCCGAGGACATGGGGCTTTGGCAGGGGAGCGCCTGGCTGGCGTCTGTCGATCTGAATGCGAGCGGCGTAATCCTCTCGCCCCCGGCGGCGACCGGCGCCGTGCAGTTGGGATTCGACTTCACCGATACGGTCGAGCTCGTCCCGCCCATCGACGGCGAGTACGGCATGCGCCCGAAGATCCGCATCTGCCGTGCGTGGCTTGACGTCCTGTCGTCCGGCCAAGTGGCGGTGAACGGCTACGCGGGCGCGGGCTACCGCTCAACGGGCGGCATTGGCGGCGCCGTGGCGCTGTATACCGGCCAGCTTCTGTTCCACCTGCTGGGGCGCAGTCGAACGCAAACCCTGACGATCAGCCAGGACCACGGCGAGCCGTTGGAAGTCCGCTCGATCACTATGGAGGTCACGTCCTAATGGCCGATCCCGTCACCATCGCCTTTGTCGCGGCGGCCGGAGCCAGCGCGGGCTCCTCGGTTCTTGGCGGCATGTCGCAGCGCGACTCGCTCAAGAAGGAGGCCAGCCTGCTCGAGCAGCAGGCTCGCGATGTGGACCTGCAAGCCATGCAGCGTTCGACGATGCGGCGCGAGCAACTTCGCTCGGCCATGTCGACGATCGAGGCGCGGCGCGCGGCGTCTGGCCTGTCGCTCGACTCGCCTTCCGCCATGGCGATCGGCAAGGAGATCAACCGCCAGACCTTCCGCGACATTTCCATCGACGACGCCACGGCCGCGAACCAGAAGTTCTCCCTGCGTGAGCAGGCCAAGGCCAAGCGCAAGGGCGCCAAGATGGCGATGATTCAGGGCACCCTCGGCGCGGTCACCTCGCTGGGAATGTTGGCCGGGGGGCTGGGCCTCGGCGCTGCCTCGTCGGCTGGCGCCGCCGCCGGCAGCAGCGCTGGCACGGTTGGCAAAGGCGCGTCTACGCTTGGCCGGCTCCGGTAGAGGGCTAGAAAAATGGCTACGGGCACTGGGCCGCTTGCGGTCAACACCGGCACGATGAACACCACGGACCTGACTCCGGCGGCGAACATCGAGAGCCTGGGCGACGACTGGGGACGCATCGCCGCGACTTTCGAGCGGTTTGGCGACATGCTCAAGCCGACCCTGAAGGAGCGCGCCCGCGTGCGCGGCGCCGAAGCCGGCGCGGCCGCGGCTCGCGGCGAGCAGGCCTACAAGTCGCCGTGGCTTCTGAACGAGATCAACGCGGAGTTTGAGGATGCGCAGCGCACGGCGTTCATGGCCGGCATCCGCTCCGACATCGACGTGCGCGAGCGAGAGATTCGCGGGCAGTACCTCTACGACCCGGACGGATATCGCAAGGCGACGGACGCCATGGTCAGCGGCTTCGTGCGCGGCGCCCCCGACGTGCTGGCGGTGGATGTTGAGTCCTACGGCAAGACGCGGACTGGAAATGGCCTGGAGAGCGTTGTCGCCGCGACGACGACTCGCTCCAACCAGGAGGCGGTGGCGACGGTTACGGCGCGTCAGGCGTCCCTTGAGGAAGACCTGATCGACGCAGTGGCGCTGGACGGCGGAGACGTCGGCCCGGAGTATGAGCGGCGGTGGCAGGAATGGCGGGATCTGGAGATCCAGAAGATCACCAATCCGCTGTTCGCCTACACGCCCGAGCAGTCCGAGATCGCCGAGGGCAGGCTGCTTGAGAAGGTGCAGGGCTCGATCCTGACCCGTGAGGCCGCCCGCGTCTACGACGAAGCGGGCCGCGGAGCGCCGGGCTTCGCGGCGGCCCGGAGGTTCCTGTCTGACGCTGTCGACGGCCGGCCCCCGCAGTCGCGCGCCGGGCCGATGACGGGCTTCGTCTCGCCGGTCGAGGGCGGGCGCGTGTCGTCGGGCTTTGGCCCGCGCGCCGCACCGGTCGCCGGGGCCAGCACCGACCACAACGGTATCGACTTCGCGGTTCCCAAGGGCACGCCCGTCAAGGCGGCGGCGCCCGGCGTCGTGGTGTCGGTCTCCGAGGACGGCGCCAGCGGCAAGTTCGTCCGCATCCGC